TCCTCTTCTGTGACAATAGCTTCTTCAGTTAGAAACTCTTGTACTTTAGCATGTAGCGCAACTGCCGCAGCTTGTGCAATAACCATACGGTCTTCAAGACCTCGCACATCCTGCTCTGCCATAACTAAAAGTTGGAAGGCCTTTTGGCCCTCCGGTGCTAAAGATTCTACATTGTATGCAGTATCTTCATGAACATAAGTAACGCTCATTAAATTTCATCCTCCTCTTCTTCAACATCAAACTCAGCACCATCAGGCGCATCATATTCTACAAGATCTAAAACTTGCATAGCTTGAAAATCTAAGCCACGGAAGTCTTGACCATTCCATTGCGTTTCCCATTCTTTGTACTGCACTTTCACATGGGAACCATTACCAACTGTTACGTTGATTTCACGCTTGCTCTTGTCATAAAGCTTAGGTGCCTCACGAACCATACCACGAGGACCATCGACCTTACGCTTAATGATTAGTGCTGGGCCTTCTTCCATATCTTTTACGGTAAAGCCACGATTGCGAAAACTGTTAGCGACCTCGTCATCGACTACAAGGTTTACAGAATACGCTGGTGTGTACTTAGTGTTTGGTGTGGTAACAAACGACCAGTATGCTCTTCCTTCTACAACTGCCATAATTTATCTCCTGTATAGATAATCAATAAAGTTCGGTATTTGCTTGAGTATGTACTCTTCTGTTAGATCAACACCTCGATCAACAGCCCCTATCTTAATCCATGTTTGCATCAATGTCAAGGCCTCAGGGGAAGGCATATGTACGCCTAGCATCATTGCGAATGCACGGGCAATAACATCTTCTATCAATTCATCTTGTGTTAATTCATTGTATTCATACACTCCTTTTACTCCGTAGCTATTGTTGCCGTAATAAGAGCATTGAGTTTAACTGTATCTAAAAGAAAGTTAAAATCTTCGGCTCCTAAATCTGAAGACATTGTAATTGCACCGTCTGTTTCTGTCAATAGTATAAAAGTACCATGTGCATTATTACCAACTTCTTCTGTAATTTTTGCAGTGGCCCTTTCAATCTTAGATAAAAGCGTTAGCTCCTCTGGTTTGTTTTTAGTAAAGTCTCCGTTAACTACCTTCATGAATTCACCTCTTGTATTAAACGATCCACATACCACTTACATTTTCTAAGGTCTTCAATGGGCTTACCCTTGTAATCGTAACGCCATAAATATTTGAGCGCATTGCCCTTTAGATAACCACGAAACTCATGCTCAGGCATAGATGCTTTGATTGCTTCGATAGCCTCAACCGCACCTTTGTTGTAGTGGTCGGGCTGGTCTACAGGGTCTGCTTTTTTTCGTATTGAAAGATTGTTAAACATAGTATCCCAATCTTCAGGGCTTGCGTTATCTATTGACATTAGTATTCTCCTTGGCGAATTTTCTGCAATATATCATAAGTTTGTTCATAACTCAAGTTCAAAGCTTGAAGACCTTTTAAAACTGCAGCATAATCTGGATTAGAACTACAGTAAATATTTACAAACACTAGGTCTGAAATAATTGCTTCAACTTCTTTTGTTTCTAGCATAACGCCTCCTAAAATTAAGTAAGTGGCTAACACTCCGGACTTCTGCTGGTTAGTGTACCACGCCTGCCGACACCACTAACGATCGCTCCCCACCTAGTCAACAACGACAAGTGTATTTTAACGCTTACCATCACGGCTATTTCCGCATAGCTGCGACCCTGTAAGAAATGATCTTACTTCAATCGTGCGGGCCACACTAGAGGATCATGACTCCTCGTGGTTTATAAAGATAGTTTCATATTAGCATCAGCGTGTCGCTGTTCATCAGCCCTGACATAACGAATCATTGTTGACAGTGTTGCATCTGGTCCTAGCGCATAATACATTCGGGCAGAATATGGACAAATAGTATCTTCTACTTGACCGCTTTCTACAAGATCCAAGTATTCCGTATAACTATTAACGGCTTCTTGTTCGAAGTATGCTACCATACGATGCGCTGTTTTGGAAGAACAGATGTAAAGAACTAAGTAAAAATGCCAGAAAACAAATTGAGCAGCGGTAATTAAAAATCTTTCAAATGCATTGGGCTGTGCAATCTCTAAGAAAAACATAAGATGCATACGTTCATTCTTAGCTTCTTCGAGCATCTGATTTATGTAAGGGTCATAGCCCCGTCGAAGACGCCGTAAACTTTTGAGATGTAACATCATACCAGCCACCATAGCTGGAACAGCCGCTACTGTTTCAAGAACTACAGCACGATGGCCATATCTTTTTGCAAAGAATGTATCTGCTGTCCATTTAAAAAAGCTCGTCATGCTACGAGCTAATAAGTCTTTCATTTATATCTCCTTTAGCAAAGCTACTGTTAACATAAAAAATGATATGCCGTTCAACATTATTAGTGCTCTGTCTCGCCAGATGACAGACACCCAAGTCCATAAGGCTATTCCTACTACACCAAACATAAGATCATATATACGATACTCTGGTCCAGCAGACCTCAAGGCCAAGCTACAAAGAACTATAATAGATGCTAACCACTTTAAGTACCAATCAAAGTTTTCAGGATACCAGTTTCTATCGGGTTTGTTGCGACCCAAAGCGCGAACTGCTGGGTCTCCTTTTCCTTCGTTGCCTTTCATAGGTCGCTAGGCCAAGCAACAGTTAAGTCAGATTTGTAATAACTAATGATACTATCTGTAATCATAGATAAAAACTCCCGTTGTTCTGTGACTTCCATCTTTTTAAATAAAGATAAAAGGCTTGCCCCCGTTGTACACACAGGCTGGTACTCAAGATCTAATTGTCGAGCGGCCTCCTGAAAATCAGGAAGCTCCCACTCAAGCTCTTCTAAGATTTCAACAGGAGTAATACTGTTGTTATCCATAATATCTATAATATCTCTTGGAGTATCTACTACAATATCTACTGCTGGAACATAAAAGTCTTCTTGAATATGTACACTAGCCATGTTATGCCGCCTTTAAATATTTACGGAAGGTTGAAATAGAATCTTGCTGTCGCTTGAACTGAACCGAAGCAAGGGTGTCTTTGTTACGAACATTATCAGCGTGAGTTGTATAATCTGTTACTGCATTGTATGCAGCCCACTCTGTGTTACCCAATCGAGGTACGTAAGTATTACAATAAACATTCCACAAATAATTGTAGCCTGTATTAATTCTTTTGAGCGATCGTCCAATTTCATTAGGGCTTATCCTTTCTTCAAAAATAAGATCATGTACTTGATCACCAATCCCAACAAGTTCTGCAAACATCAAACAAGCATTGATAGGTTCCATTGAAGTTGTATACATACGCTTCCAAACTTCACGTTCAGACTCAAAGAAATCCAAAGACTTTACAATAGTCCTTGAAGCTTTATCAAGATCTAAATTAAGAGTGTGATTACCTTTGAATACTGCAACCTCCCCAGAAATAAATACTTGGAGATTTGTACACGCTTGCTGGATTGCCGCCGCACTGATAACAAATGGAAAACTACTATCAATAGATGTTGTAGCCAGTAAACCCAATGAGGCGGTGTCGCCATCTGGAGTTTCATAAGTATGAGCAGGCAGCTTATATTTTACAAAAGATCTTGCGCCTTCGTGGCTGACTGCGATCTGTTCGGTGATGCCCTCAGTGTTCAAGCCACTACGCAATATAATTTCTCGCGCAGTTTTGATAACGTCCTTTGGGGCTACCGCTTTATGACGGGCCGAATGAATACCTAAACAAGCACCAGTATCTGTGCGATAGGTTACATATTTATCAGCCTCACATAATTTAAAAATACCTTCTTCTTCTTCAACATCAAATAAAACAGGCGTTGTTTTAATATTGAAATCTGCGGAACCAAAGCCCCCGAAAGTATCGGAGGCGTTAGAGTTAAACATATTAACAACAGTATTCATGTGCATTTCTCCTTTAAGCTGCACGTAAAACAATTAACTGGCGTGGGATATCTACAAGCTTTCGGAATCCAATCGGACGCGACTTAGAATGCTGAAGGTAGAAACCGTATTTGCCAATTTGAAGGCTGTAAAAACATTCGCCTTTTGAGATGCCGTAACGGTTTTTTACTTTACGCTTACGGATCATGTAGCTTTTGTTAAACAACTTTCCTGTGTTCATATCAACTCTCCTGTGAGTTTTGGTAGGTTTGAAAGCCTCGTCGCTTCGAGGCCATTACAAGGTAACACGATTGTCATTGGCTGTCAACCCAATCACGCCCATGCTTTTTTCTATACAGCATCTCGAAGGCATCCAGATAATCTAAGTACTTATCTATCTCATCTTTGAAATATTTTTTATAGTACATCTTCTCAACACCAATAGCTATCTGTTTGTCGTGAGAAAAACTAAACTCCCACGCCTGTTTTAATAAACTTAATCTAAGATCTTTTCTCATGGCTCACCCCATTCCTTGCCTAATCTATCAACAGCGTTTATAATCTTATCATGATCTTCATCAGTAAGAATTGGTAACACATTACCTGCTTCAGGATATTCATCAAGCTTCACAGAATATAATTCAATGAACTTATCATCAGGGTAATAAATATAATCTACAGTTATATCTAAACTAACTTTAACATTTCTACTTTGCATCAGGTTCATCCTCCAAAATATATCCATCACATACTTCTATATCTAAATTATGAACTTTAAGAAACTCATCCCAGTCTGCAAACTCATCAAACAATTCTTCAGCGTGGTCTCGATTCTCAGCCTTCACACGAACCTCGTAAATCTTTGTCATAAATATTTGATATGTTTTCATGTCACACCTCACTGTACTAAATAATTATAATGAGCTTCAGAAACTTCAAAGCCATTGTTCCACGATTTGTCTCTATCTCCTAGAAAATTACACCAATTGTTCCAAAGTTGTTCGGTTCCAATACTGTGACAGATAGTAATATACTGTTGGATCTTGGAGCGTCGAAGGTCTTCAGACTTCAAAGTGTTTGAAAGTTTCAAGTGCTTTTCATCAATCCCATACATTCTAATATTATGAGTATCAATACAACCGACCAGTCCTGCCGTCAACTGACAAACGAATCCAGCTTTGGCGAGTCCAAGCCCCGGCACCCTAAGAAATATTCGCATGAGCGTTGCAGCTTTATCGGCTTCAGACTTTTTGGAGTTTACGACAGCCATAAATTGTCCGTACATAAAATCTTTACGAGCCTGAAGGTAATTGTATGTCTTCTTTTTATTGCCCCACAAGAAGCGTGAATCGCCTCCTACGGCCTTTACATCTTTCATCTGATAACCTACGGTTGACCAGTTCTGTTGAATGCTCAAAGCTACCATAAGTATTACATCTGCAAGGTTGTCTGCTGACTGCTGTGAAAAACTTTGGATTGCTGTGCCGTGAATGTTATACATCTTTTAACTCCTGTAAAAATTTACTTACACTTAAACTGGAACTTGTGACTGCCTCGTGGAACTCATAGACATCAACCATCGTCCAAACATTGTTGAGCCTCTTGCCCCACGCCTCTACTAAGATACCACAGAAATCGTCGTCGTCAAGGCAGTAACGCACCTTGCGATCGTAGTTCAGTTTCTTGACTCTTTGTAGGCTACCAACAGCCGTCTTCCCACTCAAACTTTTCATCAGGGTTTCTCCTAAATATATTAGATAAAGCTTCCCGTGTTGTAGGTGTGTATGTTTTTAGTTCGGTTGCTGAGTATTGATACACAACAATATCTCTTATTTCACGCACACGATAACGTGCGTTTTCTTTTAAGGCTTTTCGTCCTGCCTCGACCTTAGCCTCTTCATAATATATAGTGGTCAGCACCTCAGTCCAATTACCTTCACCGTTTTCTCTTTCAAGTATATATTCTTTCATTCTGAGTCCTCGCCATGTGCTTTATCAAATCTTTTTTGAAAATCTTCTTTATCTATTGTCAGCCAACAGACAAGAATGATAGTAGATATTAAAACAAATATTCCTAATACTGGATCAAAATTCATTTAATGTAGCCTCCTACTATAATACCTATGGCATATGCCGTGATTGCTGTCATGACAAAACCTGCAAGCAAAAGCGTTGGATCATAATACATGGCTTATTGACCTCCCATAACTTTAAAATTATATTTTAACATTGCCCACGCATGATGGTCGTCGGAGCAAGCAGATATAAAACTTAGCAAATCATCAATGGTCATCATGTTGGTATTCATAATATTATTCCTCATCCCAAGGTATCATTTTTTCCCAGCAAGGCGGACAGTGATAAACACCGCTATCAGCCCCTATAAGTATTTCACGATCATCCGCATCTAAGTCAGGAAATATATTTTGCACCAAAGCATTGCGGTCGGTGGAATATTCTTTCCAAGATTTTTCGGGGACATCAACAGCCTGAATACATTTACAAGCATAGCACTGTGCGGCAACGATTACGTGTTCCATAATATTATTCCTCAAAATTACCTTCTTCAATAACAAACATTATTGCGTCTTTAAAGCCTTGCTCGTGTCCAGCCCGATGACCTACAAAGTAGGCCACCATAAATGTCAATGCAACTAAACCCAGTGTAAAATAATCCATAATATTATTCCTCGTTCATTTTAATTACTTTTTCCCAAACTTTAAACGAAAGGTCTTTGCCTCTTTTAGAACATTCAGAGTATCCCTTGTTTCGTGGAACACCTAATTCTATTAGACGCTTTGTCGCTTCGTCTCGATCTTTTAAAACTTTAACAATATCTTCGCCATTTTTCTGATCAATATAACTACACACTAATGATGTGATTGCGATTGAGATGGCTTCGCCATGTGATTTTGAAATGCTCATTATGATAACTCCTCATCTACGATGGATTGAATTTTACTGCAGCGATCAATTATTAAACTTAATAATTCTTCTGACATATCTAAATCGCCTGTCGGACAATTCTGTTCATCTATGATGGACTCCGCTAATCGAACAATCAAGCAAGCATTATCATGAATTTTATTTCGTGCAGACATAATATTTATTTCCGTATGTGATGAATTAAAAGTTTGTAAAACCCAGATTAAGCATCTGGGTCAGTTTCGAGGTAAGCCATGATAATGTCAAGCTTCGCTTCGAAGGTAGCAAGTTTCTTATCGGTTGCATCCTGTCGCTTTGCGATTGCATCGAGTCGTGCTTGGAACTTGGAAAGTTCTGATGCATCTGCTTGAATCTTTTTAACGGTGGTCGTCTTCGGCTTCGGAGTATCCTTGATAACAGCCTTGTTCTTCTTAGCCTTAACAGGCTTAGAAGTCATCATCTTGACGAATTTCTTTGGCACTGTCTCAGCTTCGAAGAAGCGGCCCACATCAGCATGGGTGATGGGAGTTTCGGCGTGTTCGGTCTGAAACTTCAGGAGAATGGCGCTGAAAACTTTGGAGAGTCTGTAAGACTCAGTGGGGTTTTTGCCACCGATCTTGCCAAAGTGCTTTGCTACAGCGTAAAGCTGTCGTGTGGATGCTGTGCGATTCCCATCAACGTTAGCGAAAATCTCTGATTTTTGAAGGTTCGAAATGCTCATGTTCATTACTCCGTAATGGTTTTAGGTTTGAAGCAACGCTGTGTCGCTGTTGCCATTCCATTAAGGGCATGAAAATTTTGTGAGGTCAACTGCTTTCCCTGCGCATTATGCGGTTGTGAAAGAGCGCATGAGACGAGCGTAGCGAGGAAAACTCAGCAGAGGATTTTTACTCAATATAGAATATATTGGAGGTTGTTGAAATCGTTGGAGTTTTTTGAATCGAGTTATAAATCTTTAAAGATTTCTAAAGGTTTTTGGAGGCTGTCCACTAGAGACTCTAAAATTTTTGGAGCCTTTTGCGTGTGTGTACAAAGACTTTCAAAGTCTTCGGAGGCTTGTGCGTGTCATGTAGGGGTACGCAGGTGCCCATGCCCCCTCCCCCGTATATATACTCATGCTCAAACATTTTCAGAAGGTTTTGGAGTGTCTACCAGTTTGCCCCACCGACCTTAAAAGCCCCTATAAATTGCGGACACAAAAAAAGGCCCACCGGCCTTTAAAGAGACTCCCACGAAAGTGGGCGAGTAGATGTATATATATGCACCTCTGGCGGGTACAAATATTATTATACACCTGTATTTCAGTTTTGTCAATGAAATAATACCAAAAATAAATAAAAATATTTCTTGACAAACACTCTATATAAGTATATAATGTATAACATGGAAACTAAAAAAGAATTGACAGTAAAACAACAAGACTTTCTTGACAATCTTATTGCTTGTGGAGGCAATGCACGTCAAGCCGCAGAAATAGCTGGATATGCACCGGGCAGTTATACATCTGTAGTTAAAGCCCTTAAATCTGAAATACTAGATCTAGCAGAAGGCGTGTTGGCCGTAAACGCCCCTAAAGCCGCTCTGAAGCTCGTTCAAGTTATGGATAGTGATGAGCCTATCCCACAAGCTAATATTCGTCTACAGGCCGCACAGACGCTTCTAGATCGTGTAGGAGTAGCAAAGAAAGAAAGACTAGATGTTAAAGTTGAAACACCAAGTGGATTGTTTATACTTCCGGCTAAAGCCCCGACTATCATTGAAGATGTAGAATATGAAGAGACGGACTAGCAGCACAATTCCATTTGGTTACAAGTTAGTAGATAATGATTTTGAACACATCGAAGAGATACCCAGCGAACTTGAAGCTTTAAACAAGATACTACCGATGATTAAATCAAAATCTTTGTCTCTACGCGAGGGTGCATTGTGGTTGACCCATAAGACTGGTCGCTCTATTTCCCATCAAGGACTACAAAAAATAGTAAATAAAGATGGATAAGAACGATTGGGATATAAACCCACAAAACTATTTACAAAATGAAGATGGAAGCTTTAAGCTTAAAACCGATGGCACCCCCAAGAAAAAACCGGGCAGACCCAAAGGCGCTAAAGGTCGTGGATATAACTATCACTCAAAGACCAAAGCAAAACAAGAAGCTTCAAAAAAAGTAAGAGTAAAAAAGAAAAAGATAGCGCAGGCACGTTCCGCAATATCACGATACCAAAAGTCTGTTGAAAAAACTGAAAAAGCCCTAGACTTACTAGAAGACAACAATAAAAGTAAAGTTGTCGAAGATACATTCGTTGAAGAAGCACCCGCTTCACTCAAATCAGAGTTGAAAGAAAATGTTATCTTCAGTCCCAACGAAGGACCACAGACGGATTTCTTGGCTGCAGGTGAAACAGATGTATTGTATGGCGGAGCGGCTGGTGGAGGCAAAAGCTATGCGATGTTGGTTGATCCACTTCGCTTTGCACACAGGGCAGCGCATAGAGCATTAATCCTGCGGCGTTCTATGCCAGAGTTACGAGAACTCATCGACAAATCGCGTGAACTCTACCCCAAAGCCTTCCCCGGCTGTAAATACCGTGAAGTAGAAAAACTTTGGAATTTTCCAAGCGGTGCAAAAGTAGAGTTTGGATTTTTGGAACGTGATGCAGATGTGTATCGTTACCAAGGACAAGCATACAGTTGGATAGGTTTTGATGAAATAACACACCTACCAACAGAGTTTTCGTGGAACTATTTAGCTTCACGATTACGTACAACTGACTCAGAAATAACGCCCTACATGCGTTGTACGGCTAACCCCGGCGGTTCTGGAGCACACTGGGTTAAAAAAAGATACATAGCTCCAGCACCACCTAATGAATCTTATGTAGGTGATGATGGGATTACACGAAAGTTTATTCCAGCAAGACTAAACGACAATCCGTATTTAGCCCAAGATGGGCGATACGAACAAATGCTAAAAAGCTTGCCGCCTACCCAGCGCAAACAATTACTCGAAGGCAACTGGGAAATTGCAGAAGGCGCAGCATTTACAGAGTTCGACAGACATCTTCATGTCATTGAGCCGTTTGAAATCCCTCTTCACTGGGAGCGTGTTAAAGGCCTTGACTACGGTTATGCATCAGAATCAGCTTGTGTTTGGGCCGCAGTAGATCCTAGCGACGGAACGCTGATTGTTTATAGAGAGTTATATAAAAAGGGTCTTTTAGCTACAGAGTTAGCAGAAATGTTAACAAATATGGAACTAAGTGATCCAACTTCTGTCAGAGGCGTACTAGATACAGCATGTTGGTCAAGAACAGGGACTACAGGCCCGACAGTTGCAGAAACATTAATACAAGCTGGACATAAGCTTAGACCTGCAGATAAGAATCGAGTTGCAGGTAAAATACAGATACATGAACATTTAAAAGTTCAATCATCTGGAAGACCACGAATGCAAATACTTAACACTTGTCCAAATTTAATTCGTGAGTTACAAAGCATACCGCTTGACAAGAATAATCCTGAGGATGTTGATACACACGCTTCAGACCACGCCTACGACGCTTTACGATATCTTATCATGTCTAGGCCTAGAATAAATGATACATTTAGTCAAATAAGGTCTTTACAGCGTGAGCAGCACTTTCAACCCTTCGATTCAACATTTGGTTACTAATATATGAATGATGACATCTTAGACAATGCAGACGGTCTTTATTTTTCTGAAGTAGAAAATGAAGATGGCCTTAATGTTGAACTAAATGAAACCCTCAAGTCAAATCTTGCAGGCCTTATTGAGGCTCGTTTTATTAGTGCTGAACAAGCACGAGAATATGATGAAGACCGATGGATAGATGCTTATCATAATTTCCGTGGTGTTTACCCAAAGCACGTACCTTTCCGCGAAAGTGAAAAGTCTAGAGTCTTTATTAAAATTACAAAGACCAAAGTGCTTGCGGCTTACGGCCAGTTAATTGATGTTATCTTCGGGACAGGAAAGTTTCCTATTGGTGTAAGCCCAACAGAAATTCCAGAAGGCGTTGCAGAGTACATGCACCTTGCAAACCAAGCAGCGCCCGGAATTGAAACAAGCGCAGCTACACCTACTGGAATTCAAGAAGAACTAGAAAACCCTTTTGAAGTAGGTTTTGAAGGTGATGGAAAAGTTCTTAAGCCCGGAGCTACATATAGAACTTCAAAGTTTTTAGATGAAGCGATTGAAGAAAATATTGATAGTTTTGAAGAGGGTCCACACCCAGACCCACAAGTATTAGAAATTTCTCCAGCCAAAGAAGCAGCACGAAACATGGAGAAGTTAATTCACGATCAAATTGATGAGTCTAACGGCTCAAGCGAATTAAGAAATGCAATCTTTGAATCGTGTTTGTTTGGCACAGGAATCATCAAAGGCCCATTCAATTATAACAAAACTTTACATCGCTGGGAAAACAGCGAAGAGACAGGAGAACGTGAATATAACCCCTTATTTGTTAGAGTTCCTCGCATTGAGTTTGTGTCTATTTGGGATTTTTTCCCTGACCCTAGCGCCACTTCTCTAGAAGAATGTGAATATGTTTTACACCGCCATAAGCTAAACAAGTCTCAAATTCGAGGCCTAACAAAACTTCCATACTTTGACGAAGACGCTATCCGTGAGGTGTTGTCGCTTGGTCCTAACTACACTGAGCGTGATTATGAGCATGAATTAAAAGACGATCAGCGCTCAAATGATTATGGTAGTGGTCAGTATGAGGTTCTTGAATATTGGGGTATTATGGATGCAGAATATGCCCGTGAAGTAGGTATGGAGCTTTCAGAAGATGTTGATGATCTTGATGAAGTTCAAATTAATGCTTGGGTTTGTAATGGTATTGTTCTTCGTGCAGTTGTAAACCCATTTACACCTATGCGCATTCCTTATCATGCTTTCCCTTACGAGCGAAATCCATATAGCTTCTTTGGTATTGGTGTCGCAGAAAACATGAATGATAGCCAACAGGTTATGAATGGTCATGCACGTATGGCTATTGATAACTTAGCGCTGTCTGGAAGTTTGGTATTCGAAGTAGATGAATCTATGCTCGCTGGCGGTCAAAGCATGGAAGTATATCCCGGCAAGATTTTCCGTCGCCAAGCAGGTGTACCGGGACAAAGCATTCATGGCTTAAAGTTTCCTAACACTTCGCAAGAAAATATGATGATGTTTGACAAGTTCCGGCAGTTAGCCGATGAACAAACAGGCATCCCAAGCTACTCACACGGCATGACAGGCGTTCAAAGCATGACAAGAACAGCATCAGGCATGTCAATGTTACTGGGTGCTGCGTCATTAAACATTAAGACTGTTGTTAAAAACCTAGACGATTTTCTTTTACGTCCTTTAGGTCAAGCATATTTTCAGTGGAACATGCAGTTTTTTGAAGGTGATCTAGATACTCAAGGTGATCTAGAAATTAAAGCTATGGGTACAAACAGCCTAATGCAAAAAGAAGTACGTAGTCAACGATTGACGATGTTCTTGCAGACAGCCCAAAACCCAGCAGTTGCTCCATTTGTTAAAATGTCCAAGCTTATTTCTGAGTTGGCTTACTCGTTGGATCTTGATCCTGATGAGATTCTCAATGACCCAGAAGAGGCTGCAATTGCTGCACAAATAATAGGAATGCAAAATAATGTTGGACAAGCAACTGGCAGCGAGGCTGTCTCCCCTGACGAACAACCCGGAGCTATGGGAAGCCCTGAAGGAGTACCTCAACCACCGCAAGAACTTGGAGCTACAGGGACTGGTGGTGGCAACATCGGAACAGGAAATGTACCGCAAGCAGGGGAGAGTGAGTTTTCTGGATAATCTCCTGACACTCCCAGCCCAAGTAAAAGCCGCAAAGGAATTCAAAGATGACAATGTATGATAAATCTTTAATGATACCTATTGAACGTAAAATGTACGGTAAGGGTAGATTAGTTACAAGTGCTATGAAAATGATTAAAGAAGCATTTGAAAGTGGAGATATTTCTGAAGACGCAATAAAAAAAGCAGATAAAATTCATTTTGAATTAGAAGCTGATGACTTTGCAGGTACTGGTAGAACTACAGAAAAAGGCAAAAGAGAAATGGTTGCACAAGAACAAGGTGTAACTGTTGATGAAGTAAATATTATTGAAACTGCTTTTGCAAGAGCTTCTGGAGGAGGTGAAAGTAAATCCCTCATGGAAGAGTTAAAAATGGTTGGTCGTGCTTTAACAACAGAGCCTACTCGCGCTCAACAACGAGCAGCAACCCTTGGCGGTACTAAAGAAACAAGGGAAAGCCGTATAAAAGCAGGAAAGTTTGGTGCGGCTGGAGTAGGCGTTGGTTCGTTATTAACTGGTGGAGCTATGTCAGCTTGGAACATGATAAATGATGAGCCTCCTGTAACTAAAAAAGAAGCTTCAGATTTTGAAAAAGCATTTAGCTCTGCATTTAAAGCAGGCAAAAAAACATTTATGTTTGATGGTGAAGAATATACAACAGAGTTAACTCGTCAAGCTAAAGGCAAAGGCGGTATAATCGTAGACCTAATGGCTTCTATTTTAGGTAAAAAAGCCACAGCAAAAAAGCTTGACATGGCTGATAAGGCTAAAGTTGCAGAAGCTGTTCAAGAAGAACTTGACATTAATCCAAACTTTTTAGATGAATTAGAAGACGATGAGTTTGATTATTTGATGGCACGTATGCCTCAAGAAGAACAAGCAATGCTAGGGGCTGCTGAAGCACCAGTAGACGACATGGTTGAAATGATGCGTGGCATGGCTCCAAAAGAAGCTGCGCAACAACTAGAGCTTTTTGGTAGCGAAAGAAATATTTATGAATATGCAGATTCTTTAAAGCCTCAAGATCTTCGTGAGTTTGTAGGAAATGTCAAGAAAGAAGATTATGAAATTTTTGGCAATTTTGATAATTTTTTGGAGCGTTTAGGTCCACGTCAAATGAAAGCACACGGCGGAGCAATTGGATTGCTGATTCCTGTAGAAGGCATGAAGCCCGATGCAGAAATGGAAGAAGACTACGTTTCATATGTTATGGACGAAACACTATCAGATGATGAAATGGAATACGTAAACAAAGCACTAGAAGCTGATAACAGACTTAGTGAATTGTTTGACAAAATTGTTTTATCTTCTGCAGAGTTTACAGGTTCAGGTGAAGTTGATGGTCCCGGAACAGGCACATCAGATGAAATACCTGCACGACTATCAGACGGTGAGTTTGTATTCACCAAAAAAGCAGTAGACGTTATCGGCGTAGAAAAACTAGAAGAAATGATGAAAGACGCTGAAGAACAATTTGAACGACAGAATAAGGCAGTTGGTGGAATCATGAACGACCCAACACAAGATGAAAAAGCTGACTTGCCAGACCAAGCTATGAGTGACGAGCAAATCGAGGAGCAAATGCTCGATGCCAATCGCATTCCTAGCTTAATGAGACGATAAGGCTACCTAAGAAGTTTTTAGCCCCTTATCATATTTATAACTTTTAGGCCACCTTGTAATGTTGAGACCCCATGTATTTGGCTACCTCAATAAGGAACAAGCCCCGAAAAGGAGAAAGACATGACTGAAGTAGAACAAGAACCACAAGCTAATCCATATAATGCTCGCAAGCCTTGGCACGAGGAGCCAAAGGCAAAGCAAGGATCAGCAGAAGGTCTATTTTTTGAAGAAGGTTCTGATGAGGCTACCCAAAATACGGCCCCTCAAAAACAAAACGGAACTAACTACAAAAAAAGGTATGACGACCTAAAAAAACATTACGATGAAAAGATAGCAGAATTCAAACAAAAAGAGCAAGAGTTGTTGGCACAAGCACAAAGTGCTCAACCATCATATCAACCTCCGAAGTCTGAAGAAGAACTTGAACAGTTCCGAACTGAATATCCTGATTTGTATGAAACCGTAGAATCTGTTGCACATCTACGAAGCCAGAAAGAAGTACAAGCCCTTCAACAAAAGATGCAGGTTATCGAAGAGCGAGAAGCAATGATCGCACGACGTGAAGCTGAAACTAAGTTGCGAGAGCGTCATCCTGACTTTGAAGATATTCGTGGAGATGATGGGTTTCATGACTGGGCTAAAAGCCAGCCTGAAGAAATTCAGAACTGGATCTATAATAACCCAGACAATGTTGGACTAGCAAGTCGTGCAATTGACTTTTATAAAATGGAAATGGGTTTAAATATTAATCAACAACCCAAAACTCAGTCAGGTCGCCAAAAGTCTAGACAGAATGCTGCAGACATGGTATCTACAAAAACAACTACTGTGGACACCAAGCAGCCTAAAATCTGGACACGACGGGAAATAGCTGCCCTGTCTATGGATGACTATGATCGCTACGAACAGGAAATAGATCAAGCCATCATGGAAGGCAGAGTAGTTAAATAACTTTGTTTTTTATTTTAGGAGATTTTTACAATGGCTAGTAACACATCTAACCCCAACTTTGACGGCGCAGCGGCTGGTAACTTTAACACTGCTGGTAACTTTAACTTTCTTCCAGAAGTCTATTCCAAGAAGGTACTTAACTTCTTCCGTAAGGCATCTGTTGCAGAAGCAATTACTAACACTGATTATGCTGGTGAAATTTCAGCTTACGGTGATTCAGTACGCATCATTAAAGAACCAGTAATCACTGTTGATGAATATCAGCGTGGTGGTACAGTAACTCAAACAGAGTTGACTGACACTGAAGTAAACCTTGTTATTGATACGGCGAACGCATTCAAGTTTATCGTTGATGACATCGAAACTTCAATGTCTCACGTCAACTTCAAAGAAGTAGCTTCGTCTTCAGCTGCTTACGCATTGCGTGACGCATTTGATACAGGCGTAATTGCTGCTATGTTTGCTGGCGTACCCGCTTCTTCACCTAACCATATTCTTGGTTCAGATAGCGCAACTGATCTTGCGGCTGGTACTTTCGATGGTACTGGTAACCTTGACATTGGTTATGACTCAGGCGAGCACGATCCAATCGACGTTCTTTCACACATGGCACGTCTTCTTGACGAGCAAAATGTTCCTGAAGAAGGCCGTTGGTTCCTTGCTAACCCAGAGTTTTATGAGCAACTCGTTAAGAGTTCTTCAAAGCTCATCAACGTAGACTTTAACGCTGGACAAGGCTCAATCCGTAATGGTTTGGTTTCTTCTGGTAAGCTACGTGGCTTTGATATGTATAAGACCAACAACATTGCAGCTACTACTAACGCAGCTGGTAAGTGTATTGCTGGTCACATTTCATCAACATGTACTGCTCAGACTATCATCAACACTGAGGTCATTCGTGACCCTTCAAGCTTTGGTGATATTGTACGAGGCCTCCACGTCTATGGCGCTAAGGTTCTTCGTCCTGAAGCACTTGTCTCTGCCTTCTACGGCATCGACTAAAAATGGAGTGGGGGATGAAATACTCCCCCTTTTCTACTATGCCTCAAATTGGAAGTGAACAAAACCCTATTCGTATGAGCGCTAAACGAACAGTTAAAGTTAGCGGTCAGTATTTAAAAAGCGAGAACAAAAAGAAATACGATGAAAATTATGATCGTATTTTTGGGAGAAAAAAAGATGAACTACGAGACAAAACGTAAAAAGAAAATGAGTGGTGGTCGAGTAGCTTACGGAAAAGGTAAGCGTGTATCATACGAAAAAGGCGGCAAAGCTATGAAAAACGCTATGCGTACTTGTATGCCCAACTAAAATGAAAGTCAAAGCTCCTGAGGGCTATCACTGGATGAAAAAGGGCAAAGAATATAAGCTCATGAAAGATCCTAAAGATGGCTACAAACCCCACAAAGGTGCTTCAAAAGAAGCTAACTTTGAAATTCAAAAGGTTCATAAGAAATAATGGCTGCTACTTATCTTGAAATTACAAACGAGTTGTTGCGAGAGCTAAATGAAGTAGCTCTTACATCAGCTACGTTTGCTGGGGCTATTGGAGTTCAGCAACATATCAAAGACTGTGTAAACAGAGCATACCTTGATATTGTTAATGAAGAACCTCAATGGCCTTTTCTTGCTGTAGATACAAGCGGTTCTACAGATCCTTTTTATGGCAATACGTATGTTGATACAGTTGCAGGCACACGTTGGTATTTGTTAAAGCCCTCATCGACTAGTTTGACAACAGACTACGGCTACATTGATTGGGATAATTTTTATTTAACAACTATTGGCGTAGACGGTGAGTCGGCTCCATATGTTAGTAAAAATCTTTCGTTTACTACTACAGAAGAATGGAAAGATTTTGCACGTACAGCAGAAAACGCAGACGATGCAGATACTCAAAATCATGGAGAGCCTCGAAGAGTTATTATTAGTCCTGATAATCGTAAATTTGGTTTAAGCCCTATTCCAGATAAAGTTTATCGTGTATATTTTTATGCATATAACTTACCAACAGAATTAAGCGGACACGGGGATGAAATTGTATTCCCAAATATTTACAAGCCAGTGTTGCTTGCTAGAGCTAGATACTATGTTCATCAGTTTAAAGAAAGCTCACAGGCTGCAGCATTTGCACTAGAAGATTATAAGCGTGGACTACGACTTATGAAATCTAATCTTATGAATTCAACGCCTGATTACATGTCAACAGATCGTGTGAGGTTTGTCTAATGTCTCAGCCTTTTGGCATTTCATGTAGAGGTGGTTTAAACACTAACCTCAACCAGCTTGAAATGCTTCGACAGCCCGGTCTTGCTACTAAGCTTAGAAACTTTGAGGTAGATCCTGATGGCGGCTATCGACGTATCAACGGCTTTACGCAGTTTGGCGATACACGTCCTAATAGTGATGAAGACGTGCTGGGCATTTTTGTATATGGTGATGGTGTAATTGTCTGCTCAGGTACTGATATACATTTTAGCATTGATGGCTCAACGTGGATACAGATCAATAAAGATAATGTGGCTAATGGTGGTGATGATTATACCACTTTTACAGGTCGAACAGCGCTTGCTAGAACTGGACAAGGTCAATGTTCATTTGCACTTTTTGAAGGCGCTACATATGACTATGGCGAATTAATCATTGCAGACGGTGCT